TTTAATGTTGTTGTTCCTGCAACTGCTGGTGCTTGTATGGTAACTTCACCAGATGTATCGCCTTTTAGTTTTATACTTGCCATTAAACTACCTCTGTCCAATTCGTAATAGATTCATTCCAGATATATTCTTTTTCATCATCAGGATATGCGACTGGTGCTTCCCATAAACAAGTGGTTTCATTTAGTATCCATGATGCAAATGGTTGTGGTGGGATAAACGCATCTTTTTCTCTGTCGTAAGTAAAACCAATACCTGCAAAGTTTTTTCTTAATGGTGTTCCACCTAATGTATGTTGACCACCATGTGTATTGTAAGATGTTTGTATCCATTCACCTGCTGAATCATCAACAAATGTATCAAAAAATTCAGGTTCAGCAACTATGACTTTAGTCACTATGCCATCTACTACTTTTGCAAAATGTGCCATATATATCCTTATGCTGTGTAACTGCCTGATGCAGTAAATTTAATAACTGTATAACTTCCGTCTGTTGTAACTGTTGGCGAACCAGTAGTTGTACCTGAATAATCAACAGTTAATACTCTAAATATCACTACTCCTGAACCGCCATTGCCTGATGCTCCACCACCGCCACCTGTATTTGCAGCTCCATTCATTGGCGAAGTTCCAACAGTTGTTCCTACTGCATTTTTACCAATACCTCCACCACCTAACCCACCTGCTCTATTACTATTTGCTTGATAATCAGAAGAAGAACCGCCACCTGCATAATATGTAGCAGTTCCTGTTATAGATGATTGTAGTCCATCACCACCTTCTTGTGGGTTTGTAGCATCATTAAAATTAAAACCTGCTTGACCTGCACCACCACCACCACCAAAATATGGTGCAGATGGTCCTCCATCACCACCCTTGTTCCCTTGTCCTGCTGTTCCTGCTCCACCTAATGAAACACCTAATGTACCAGCACTAGCACCGCCGCCTGAACCACCTGACCCAGCAGTTCCAAAATTATCACCAGCTTGACCAAAACCACCGCCAATAGCAGTTAGTCCTAGTGCTGTAGAATTTACACCCTGTGTTCCTTTGTTGTTGGTAGTACCGCTAGTAGAGTAAGCACCTGATGCACCGCCTGAACCAACTGTAATATTATAAGTTGTTCCTCTAATTAAAGTGGTTGTGCCTGTTAGCATACCACCTGCACCTCCACCTCCTCCACGAAGAGCACCACCTCCACCACCGCCTCCTGCAACAATTAGGTAGTCAGAAGAATATTGTGTTGGGTCTGCACCAAAAGAAAACCATTGACCATTAGCAGAATCATACCATTCAGGTTCGTTTGTTGTTGTGTTAAATCCTACATATCCTTGTGCTGGGCTAGATGGTCTTGTTGCAGTTGTCCATGTAGGTAACTTCATACCATTAACTGCTTGTATTTCTAATACACCACTTGTATCAGATGTTAATACTATTCCGTCTGTAGTATCTGCTTTAATAATACTTGCCATTATACGACCTTCCAATTAGAACCTGATGGAACTGTAACACTTACTCCACCATTTATTGTGACTGGACCAACTGATAAAGCATGATAGCTGTTAGGCACAGTAAAGTTAGCACTCACTGTTGTAGAGTTTACAAAGATTCCGTTACTCGCACCAATTTGTTCTGAATATATTGTATTAGTATCATCTTTATGTCCTGATTTTTCAGCAGGATATGTAACAAATACATTACTTGTGCCTGATAGTGTAATTGCACTACCACTGTTGCTAGATTCTAGTATGGTATCACGAGATAAAGTTGTGCCTGATGCTGTGTAAGTACCTAGACCGACTTCCCAATCATTACCAGAAGTTATGGCATAGTAGGTTGTATTACCATCACCGATTACAGAGAATGTTTGGAAACCTGTGACTGCACCAGCAAGCGTGACTGTACCTGTGCCTGTGGTCGTAGTAGTTTCCTGTACTCTATCCTTAACGACTAATGCCATTATTTATCCTTACGCTAATGTAACTGATAAGTTTCCAGTTGTAATCTTAAATATGTCACCAGAGTCGATTGTTTTAGAAGTGTCGAGTGGTGTGTGGAATAATAAGTTACCAGATGTTAAAGCATCATGTATGCCTATGTGGGTAACTGTACCCCACGATGCAGTTGCTGTCGGAAAAGTGACATCAGCAGAGTTTGTAGATACACCATTAGATGGAGCACCCATAGTGACTGCTGTTCTTGCATATGAACCACCTGATACTTCTGTACCTGTATCTGCATCTGTTGGGTCTGTTGTGTATAAAGATACATACACTGTTGCTGGTGATGTGTATGTTGTTGCTCTTAAAGTAGCATTAATCAATGCGTTCTCTAAAAAATTACTAAATTCAGCCATAATTGTTCCTTATGAAGTTGTTACGTTTAATGTTGCACTAGAGAATGTTGCTCCCTTGTCGTTTTCTCTGATATTTGCAATTGCTCTATCATACATAGACGACCATACTGCGATTCTTTCATCATTCATTAAGTATGGCTGTGCTTCTGCTAGAGTTGCATATAACAAAGCATCAGGGAAATACGCTAAATAGACATTACTTGCTGTTGATGCACTAATAAAGTCAGGTTTAGCATAATATAATATTTGAACTGTTTGAGTTCCATCAGGCACTGGTGCAAATTGGAATTCAGCACCTAGCATTGTAAAATATGTTGGAACACCTGATAAATGTGTTTTTTCGTTTCTAAAAAATTTGTCTGGTGTTTGGTATTCTAATGTATAAACCGGTGTGCCATCGATATGGATTTCTCTTAACTCTAAAAAGTCGCTAGGAAATGCTATATTCTTATCGCCTGCAACAGTATTAGCTGTAGCTACTTTTAACATCTCTTGCACTCGTAAGTCACGAGATAGTCTTTCTTGTGCTAACTCAACAAAATCTGGAATAACAGATGTTAAGTCTGAGCGAGCAAGATAATTCTCGACTGTCGTCACGAATGACGTGTAGTTAGTAAATGCCATTTATTGTCCTTATTTGTGTTTTACAAATACAAGATAACCATTATCCATAGCAACTTCTCTAACCATATCAAATCTTTCTTTTATTTTTGGTTGCCACCATGTATAAGGCTGTTGTATTAGATGAGCATTTCTGCCATCTGGAAGTGTTTTTACTGCCGGTCCAGTATGAATCGTAAATAATCCATACTTTAATGTAACTCTTTGTAAGTCATTAAGTACATTATCAAGTAACTCAGGTTCAATATGTTCTAGAACGTCTATACAAGTTACAAATTCGCATGGTTCAGGTTCATCATCGTAATCAGGATTACTAGGCTCATATGCTGTGTAATTCACTTCTGATTTTATGCTATCTCGTAATCTTAACTTGCCTGCACCGTAATCTAATAAGTCTTTAATATTAAATCTATCAATAATATCATCTACAATAGGAGCAAAGTAGGTAGATGCAATCCCATAATTAGGGTTTTCATGCAGTTTAGCCTGCATTTCACGATATTCTTCAGATATTAACTGACTCAATGACTTCTTTCCATGTTTTGTTATCTTGATACTTTAGCGACATACTGCGATACCAAGGCATACTAGGCTGTGCATATCGCCATTGGTGATGTTTTGGTACTAAACAGATAGTTTTGACACCTAATGCTGCTGCACAATGCTGTGCGGTTGTGTTAACACCAATCACTGCATCTAATTCTGCTATTAATGCTGCTGTATCATCGTAATTATTTGATTGTGTAGCAAATGGAAATGATTTAACACCATCTATTTGCTTATCTTTATAATCTAATGACACCAATACAATATCATTACGTTTAAGTAATGGTTCTAAATCTTCTTTTGTTAATTCACGACCTTTTTCATTTGTTCTTTTGTTGCCGCCATGTGTGGTAATACCAATGACTTTTTTACCCCATGAATCAAATAATGCTCGCCACATGGTTCTGCGTTCAGGGTCTGCAATAAGATATGTTTCTCTTGGAAAGTCTTTACTATCATGTCTAAAGAACTCTGGTAATCCACCAATAGCACAACGATGGTCAAATGTTTTATCTGCTATCCATGATACATTTTCTTCACGTCTAGTGCCGTATACTTCCGCCTCAGGGAAGCTCCGTCTAAATAAACCTTCGAGTTTAGGGTCGCAATCAATGTAGACTTGTTTACTAATAGCGATAGCATCAGGTATGCAACTACCATAAAAGATTTCATCGCCTAGCCCTTGCTCCCCATAAATAACAATATTTTTACCTGCCTCGCCTTCCCAGCGAGTTTCATCTTTATAAAATATTTCTTTTCTAAATTTACAGCCTAATGATTGTGACCATGCCTGCCAACCATCTTTCCATTGTCCCTGTGCTAAATAAGCATGAGCCAAATTCATTTGTGCATTTTTATCATTTGGGTCAGCTTCTAATGCAATCTTACATACATCCTCTGCATTTTTCCATTCAGATGTTTGTATAAAACTTGCTGCTGCGTTGCTATATGCCAAAGCATAACTATTATCTAATTCTGCCGACTTTAAAAAATATTGTATAGCATCTTCAAACATATCCATTTCATGACACGCACGACCAAGTGAAGTCCATAATGCTTTATTGCTTGGGCTTTCTTGTAATGCACGTCTAAAATATTGATATGCAAATGCAGGTTGGTCACCCATTAAATGAATGTAACCCATAAAATTAAGAGTTGCATCATCATTAGGGTAATGCTCTAACGCTTCATTAATAAGTGGTAAAGCATTTGAGTAATCTTCTTTATTGATTAAATCGTGTATTGCTAGCTGAACTCGTTGTAGTTCTTTTTTATCCATGGTGTTTT